GTACGCCGAACTTACAGGATAGCAAACTGTAAGAGGTAAAGGATAAAAAGCCTTTACGATAACATTTTGATGTTGAGTTGGGAACGGGCATCTTTGCCGAGAAGGGCAACGGACGAAAAACGCCGTGGGTCTGGAAAGATTTCAACGGCAAGTGGCACTTTACCCGGGGCATGAAAGCCCGCCCCTTTCTGCGCCCGGCGGTGGAAGACCACATTGACGAGCTGCGGCAGATCGCGGTGGAAGAAGGAAACAAGGAGGCGTAATTTATGAATTTGGAGAAAATGTTCAAAACACCAAAAGAAAAGTTCCTGCCCGATGATGTGAAAACTGCGCACTGCGAGGCAGAAGACCTTTTCCTTGAGCTTGCAACGCAGCTTGACGCACTTCCTGAAAGCCGAGAAAAAAGTCTGTGCATGACAAAATTACAGGAAGCGAAGTTTTGGGCGGTCGAATGTATCACCAAAGTTGCACGCAAAAACTAAATACTCAGCGGTTGGCGCACAGCGTCAGCCGCTTTTTTATGCCGCTTTCGCACAACTGGCAGTGCTCCCGGCTCATAACCGGGTAGTTGCAGGTTCGAGCCCTGCAAGCGGCACCACACCGGCAGCACGTCCGGCAAATTAAACCTTATTGCCAAGCATGGCAGCCCGAGCAAGGGCAGAAAGGACTATCACATGGCACTCGAACGAAAGACTCTCCGGGCGATTCTGGAAGATGAAACGACGGACACCAGCGGCAAGCTCAAGAAAATTCTGGACGTGCTGCATGAGGAAACGGACACTTTGCAGAACCAGCTCGATGAGAAGGACGCAGCCCTCGCCAAAGCCGAAAAGGACCGGGACGCAGCCAACGGCGGCAAGGAAGCCGCTGAAAAAGCGCTGACCGACTACAAGGCCCAGCAGACCAAGAAGGACACCCACGCAGCCAAGGAAGCCAAGTTCCGGGAGCTGCTGAAGTCCGCCGGGGTGCTGGATAAGTATGCCGATCGGGTCGTGCGGCTGTCTGGCGAGGATATCGACAAGCTGGAGCTGGACAATAAGGGCGAGGTCAAGGATGCCAAGAAGCACGCCGACAGCCTGAAAGCTGATTGGAGCGACTTCGTGGGCACTACGACCACCACCGGCGCAAAGGTGGACACCCCGCCCACCAACACCGGCTCAAAAATGACAAAAGACCAAATTTTTGCAATCAAGGACGCTGGCGAACGCCAGGCTGCGATTGCTGCAAATGCCGACCTTTTCACGGGCGGCGGAAAGGAATAACACATGGCAGCAAAAGAAAACCTTATCGTAACTACCGACATTACCGTCAACCCCCGAGAAATCGACTTCGTCACCCGCTTCCAGCGCAACTGGCAGCATCTGCGCGACATCATGGGCATCATGCGCCCCATTCGGATGCAGCCCGGCACTACCCTCAAGAGCAAGTACGCCGAGGGTACGCTCCAGAGCGGCACTGTTGCTGAGGGCGAGGAGATCCCCTACAGCAAGTTCACCGTCAAAGAAAAGACCTATGCTGACATTACTGTCGAAAAGTTCGCCAAAGCCGTCTCTCTGGAAGCCATCAAGAAGTACGGCTACGATGTCGCCGTTCAGAAGACCGATGACGAGTTTCTGTATCAGCTGACCGCGAACGTCACCGACCGCTTCTACAAGTACCTGAACACCGGCACCCTGAAAGGCACCCCCAAGACCTTCCAGATGGCTCTGGCGATGGCCAAGGGCAGCGTTGAGGACAAGTTCAAGAACATGCACCGCACCGTCACCGGCGTCGTGGGCTTCGCCAACATTCTGGATGTGTACGAGTACCTGGGCGCGGCCAACATCACTGTCCAGAACCAGTTCGGCTTCCAGTACATCAAGGACTTCATGGGCTACAACACCATCTTCCTGCTTTCCAGCGGCGAAATCGCACGAGGAAAGGTCATCGCAACCCCGGTGGACAACATCGTCCTGTACTATGTTGACCCCGCCGACAGCGACTTTTCCAAGGCCGGTCTGGTCTACACCACCGCGGGCGAGGCAAGAAACCTCATCGGCTTCCACACTCAAGGCAACTACCACACCGCGGTCTCTGAGAGCTTCGCCATCATGGGCATGACCCTGTTCGCTGAGTATCTGGACGGCATCTCTGTCCAGACTATCACCCCGGGTGAATCGGTCTGACCTGCAAGGGGGTGACTTTGCATGACCGTCCCTGAGCTGTGCGTTTACACGCACAATTTCTTTGACCGGGCGGACGACCCCGTTTCCGGGGAGTTTGCTTTTGAGCCGGATACCGTGCCCGCCGGGGTAGTGCCGGGGCAGTATTTCCTCGTGTGCGGATCCATCTTCAATGACGGCGTGCACAAGGCCGGGGACGGCGATCTGACCGCCGAGACCTTTAATGGCACGGTACAGCCTATGCGCGTCCCTCCTGATTTTGTGGCGCTGGCTGAAAAAATCGACGCATACGACAAGGCGCTCCCGGCCGGTGGCGTGTATGTGTCCCAGTCCTTTGCCGGGTGGTCTGGCACGATGGCTACAGGCACGGACGGCCTGCCAGCCGACGGCAAAACCCGCTATAAATCCGAGATCAATCAGTGGAGGAAGATGTGACATGGTCAACGCGTTCACTGCATCCACCGTGATGCAGAGCTTTACCCAAAAATACCGCTTTCAGACCCGCAGCTATGAGCCGGACGGCGTGGGCGGCTTTGTGTCCGGCTGGCAGGACGGTCCCGAGTTTGAGGCCGTGGAGCGCCACGACACCACCGTGGAAGCTCAGGTGGCGGAGCAGGCTGACACCGCATCTACCTATACCCTGCTGGTCAATACGGGCGTGCCGCTGGCGTTCCCGGACTACATCAAGCGGGTAAGCGATGGGCAGACTTTCCAGATCACAAGCACAGCGGACGAAGCCAAAGCTCCGCCGGAATCCGGCATGGGCCTGCGGGCCGTCAAGTGCAAAAAGGCGGTGCTGCCGTAATGGGGGCCGCCGAGAGCATCAACCGGGCGCTGAACACGTTCTTCAACGGGTTCGGCATCCCCGGCTATCTGGAAGATAGCATCCACCCCACCGCTTCTCTGCCCTACCTGACCTACAAGCCCACCGTCCCCGGCGGCTGGAACGAGGAAGCGTCGTTTCATGGCCGCTTGTGGTATCCAAGCAGCGCGGGGCGTTTGCCCATCTTACAGACCGAAGACAAAATCAGCGCAGCCCTTGCAGGCGGTTTGACCGTGCCGTGCGAGGGCGGCGCTATTCTTTTGCGCAAAGGCACCCCGTGGGCCCAGCCGATGGACAACCCGCCCGAGGGCTATTTGTGCGAGTACCTGAATTTTGAGATCACGCAGCTATGCGAGTAAGGAGAATTATGGGAAGAAAATTTACCAAAATTTCCGCAGAAGCATTCAAGTCCATGCAGATCAACGCGGGCCTTGTGCTGAACAAGTTCGACACTGAGGGCCAGACCGCCGTCGCTGATGCCGACATCATCTGCGCAACCACTGGCGGAATCACCGCCACCTGCACCCCCAACATCACCGACCTGGGCGAAGATGTGGACAACTGCCAGAAGAACACCGTGGAGCTCATGGAAATTGAGGACTACGACTGCACGCTGGCCTTCACCGCGCTGAATACCTCCGCCGAGGTCATCCGCATGGCGCTGGGCGCAGCGGACGTGGCCGGGGGCAAGGTAACGCCCCGCATGACGTTCAAAACTGACAAGACCACGGGCGACTTCAAAACCATTTGGTTTGTGGGCGACCTCATCGGCGGCGGTTATGTGGCTGTTCGGCTGGACAACGCAATCAGCACGGGCGGCCTGTCCCTCAAGACAACTGACAAGGGCAAGGGCAATGTGTCCGTCACCCTGACGGGCTGTGTCCGAATGGGAGACGAGACCGTCCCCATGGAGTTCTTTGTGAGTGAAGACGCGGCAGCATAAGGAGTGGAACAATGAAAACTCTCAACCAGATGGACGAAACGGAATTTCTGCGCCACTGCTACATGATCGCGGACAAGGTGGCCGCCCTGCTGACCGAGACGCAGGTGATGGAGCTCCGCAAGGTCGGCCCCATCCTCACGGGCAGTGAAACCCCCGATGAGCTCAAGGCAAAGAAAGAAGCCCAGGGACGCAAGAACATCAAGGCAATGGCAAAAAAGCTGCTTTTCGACAACGCTCAGAACACAGCGGAGCTGCTGCCTTTGCTGTATGAGCTGGAAACGGATAAGGACGGCAACCCTGAAAAGATGACTCCTTTCAAAACCCTGCGCGTCATCACGGAGACCATCAACGACCGGGACGTGCTGGATTTTTTATCCTCGTTGGTGAGGTTGGCTCAGACCGATATCGGCGGCTGATCTCATCCATCCGGCTGGATATGCTGAAAGCCATTGGAAAACCCTACATCGTCCAGCATTGCGTCAATGCGATGCAGCAGGAAGCTTTCGAGAAGAGCTACCGCGCCTACATCACGGACGCTCTGGCTGGCCTTGTGGGCATGGAGTGTCGGTGGGTTGACACCCTACCCGACTTTAATACTCCCGCCCGGCCCCAGCAGAGCGCAGAGGAAATCAAAGCCCGTATTCTGGCCGGGCTGAACGGAGGTGAAACGCCCTGAAACTTTTTGAATTGATGGCCACTCTTGGGCTGGACACGTCCGCGTATCAGCAGGGAATCAACAGCGTACAGAACGAAACCAAAAAGACCGTTGCAGCACTTTCCAGCGAGTACAGCAAGGCCGCAAAAAGCGTGCTGGAACTGACAAAGCAGTATAACGAATCTGCGGCCAAGACGGGCAAGACCTCGGCTGAGACCAAAGAACTGAAAAATCAGCTTGCAGCAGCCGAGGCGCAGCTCAAAACGACTGCCTCCGCCCTGAAATCCGCAAACAACGGCATGGACTCCTTTGGCAAGTCGGCCGGCAGTACGGGAAGCGGGCTGACGGCGGCGCTGACAAAATCGCAGCTTCTTGCTTCTGCCATCTCCACGCTTTCCACCGCGGCTCTCAGCGGCGCAAAACAGTTTGTATCTATGGGCATCGAGTACAACGCCCAAATCGAGAGTTACCGCGTGGGCCTGACCAATATGCTGGGCGATGCACAGGCTGCCAATGAGGCCATGGCGGCCATTCAGGAGGACGCAGCCCGCACCCCGTTCAGCGTGGATTCGCTGACACAGGCAAACCAGCTGCTCATCAGCGCCGGTGAAAACGCAGACTACTCCCGCAAGGTCATCATGGCACTGGGCGACGCTGTTTCCGCCACAGGCGGAGGCAATGTGGAGCTGTCCCGCATGGCAGCTAATCTGCAGCAGATCGCCAATGTGGGCAAGGCGTCCGCTATCGACATCAAGCAGTTTGCCTATGCCGGCATCAACGTTTATCAGGTGCTGGCTGACTACACCGGGAAAACGGTGCAGGAAGTCCAGAACATGACCATCAGCTATGATGTGCTGTCCCAGGCTCTCATCGCCGCCAGCGAAGAGGGCGGGCGCTACTACAACGCCATGGACACCCAGAGCCAGACCATGAACGGCCGCGTGTCTACCCTGAAAGACAACGTCAGCCAGCTGGCCGGGCTTCTCACGGGGCCCCTGAGCGAGGGCGTTGGCATTGTTATCTCAAATCTCAACGATTTGGTAGTGGCTGCGCAGGAGGGCTACAAGCAGGATGGATGGATTGGCCTTGCAGGTGCGATCACCGGTCTGAGTGAGCCCATCGAGTCCGCCAAAAGCCACATGCGCGACTTTGCGGCAAATACCCTCAACTGGCTGGACCAGATGAGCTATAGGCTCAACAACTTTCTCGGCAAGGCATCTGTGGCCGGGTATGGCAGCGCAGAAGAGTATGCGGCTGCAAAGCAAAGCGAGCGCAACCGCGATGCACGCCGACAGGCTGCCCTTGCTGGAAAAGGCATCAGTAACAAGAGCTGGACGGAACGGCAAGCAGAAGCAGCCGCTGCCGCCGGGAACGGTGGGAGCAGCATCACTGCCTCGGGCGGCGGCACAGGCGGCGGAAAAAGCAAAAAATCTACCGCCAAAGCGGCTGCTGACACCAAAAAGCTGGCAGATACCGTCACCGAAACGTCGAAGCAGATCCTTGCCGGAACGGGCAACATCGTGGGCAACATCCAGCGCGTGGTGGAGACTGCCGACAATACCTACGACGTTTACGACGGCACCACCAAAAAGCTCAAGGGCACCACAAAGGAGACCGTGGAGACCATCACGGACTCTTGGAAAGAAGTGGTGGACGGCACGGAGAAGACCATCAAATCGGTCACAAAGAAAGTGACCGATGCGTCCGGAAAAGTGACCACGACCACGCAAAAGACCTGTGACGATGTGGTTTTGTCCGTGACAGAGCTGCAAAGCCGCATTGACCAGAACCTCAGCAATGCGCAGAAGCAGTGGTCTGGCGGGATTTTTGGGCGCCTGCAAAGTATGCTGACCGATGTCAAAACCGGCAATTGGTCTGGGCTGGCTACGAACATTGCCAAACTTATTTGGGGCGAAATCTCGCAAGAACAGCGTGAGATCATCTCCAAGTGGGCAGTGGATGCACTGACGGCCATCAACGAGAGCTACAGCGGCGGCGGGGCCAAGGCGGCGTATGAGAGCATCAAGGCTCTCTTTACCAACGGCATCGCCGAGGGCGCTACCGAGGCCGGGACCGCGGTGCAGAGCTTTGGCGAGATTCTGGACGGCCTGGGCGCTTCTGGTGGCGTGGGCGAAAAGCTGGCTGGCATCGCCACGAGCTTTTCCAGCATGTCCGGTGGCGTGATCTCCAGCCTGGGCGGTATCGTGTCCTTTATCACTGCCAACCCGATTCTGGCGGCGATTCTGGGCCTAACCGCTTTGGCTGGCGGCATTGGGCTTGCTGCACTCTCCAAAAAGAGCAAGGGCAGCGACAGCGTGACGGACGGAAACACGGACAGCCCGTTCTCAAAAACGCCCATTTATGACAGTCTGGCGGAGTTTTCTGCCCGTGCGGACTCCCTGAGCCGCTACAGCACCGCCACCGTGTCGCCGTTCAGCGGCCGGCAGGACAGCACCGGAAAGCAGCAGCTCAGTGTGCTTCAGCGCATTTCCAATTCTCTGGACGAGCACCTCCCTGCCATCGGCACCGGGCAAGTCGTCTTTGATACCGGGGCCGTGGCGGGTGCTTTGCGCCCGGCTCTGGTGGACGGCATTGATACTGACCTGGGCACACGGGCCAAGCGGAAAGCGAGGGGCGGCTAAATGGCAGCACTACAAGGCGTACAGCTGGGCGACTACCACACCCTCAAAGACTGGGGGCTTTATCTCGTAGTGGGCGGAACCACCGTGGGTGAAGCCGAGGTGGACGAGCACCTGGTAAAAGTCCCGGGCGGTGACAGACTGCTCAATCTGACCAAAGCACTGGATGGCAAAGTGCACTACACCCAGCGAAAAATCACCATCACCCTCAAGTGCGTAAAACCGAAAAAATACTGGCCCAATGTGCAGCGCACCCTCGAAAATGCGCTGCAAGGCCAGTGGCTGCGGTGCATCTTTGATGATGACCCGTCTTGGTACTGGGAGGGCCTTTGGAAAGTGGCCCCGCAGAGCCGTGACCGATGGGAAAACGTTTTTGTTATCACCGGCACCTGCAACCCGCACAAGATCAGCCTGACCGCAGAAGCGGGGGCAGACTGGCTGTGGGATCCTTTCAATTTCGAGACGGATACCATCTATACCACCCCAACGAAAGTGAAGAGCTTATGAGCTATAAAGTCTATGCCGGGACTCAGACGGCAATCGATACATGGAGCGAAAAGGTCTGTATCTATGACCCGGGTTCCGAGGATGACACCAAAATCCTGCTGGATCCGGTGCTCACGCGGGAAGATAGCAAAGCGGGCAGCTTTGAGGCTACCGTTCCGCTGGGCAATATCGCCCACTCTGCTTTGCAGAAGCTGAAAGCCATCGTGGAAGTAGAGCAGGACGGCGAAACGCTCTGGCAGGGGCGCGTCATGAGCCACGACATGGACTTTTATCTCAATCAAAAAATCTACTGTGAGGGCGAGCTGGCGTACCTCAACGACAGCTCTATGGCCCCGTACAAGTACGAGTGGATCACGATCTCTGAGTTTCTTGGCAAAGTGCTGGACAACCACAACGGCCAGACTGAGGGCTACAAGGCCTTTTACCGTGGCACCGTGGACGCGGGCGGCTATCAGATGGCGCTCTATGCCACAGGCTGCACCGTCCAGAGCCACAAAGACGAGGACGATGACGGCAATGTAGACCGCTGGTATACCTACCACGACCAGAGCGGCCGACAGGTGGTGGGGACTGGCAGCGACCCGTCCAGCTGGGAAGTGGGTTCCACCCACTACAGCGGCGGCACGGATTATGTATGGGGCCAAGCTCAGGATGCCGCAACGGCTATCACAAAGACGTCCGACACTCTGTATACCGTCAGCACGGGCGTCGTATACAGTGAGAGCTCAAAAAAGACCTATGTGGCCAATATCAAAGTGGTCACGCACGGCAGTACAAAGCGGGCCATGTTTGAGCCCACCGACACGGAAAGCGACACCTATACCGTAAATGTGGCGGATGATGGCAGCGTGACCGTGACCATCAAAACCAAAAACTTTTTAACCGGTGAAACGACCACCACCACCGGCGTGGGCTATGTGCTGAAAAAAAGGTACAACCTTTATACCTTTGGCGACGGCAAAAATTTTGGCGTTACCTGGGATATCCTGCAGTCTGAACTCACGGACACCTACGGCGGGCACTTTATCGTGCGGAGAGAGAAGCGGAAGCTTGTCAATACCACCATCACCCTGCGGTATCTGGATTATGTGTCCAATGTCACCGAAAAAACCGGGCAAAAAATCGAGTTTGGCGAGAATCTTCTGGATCTGGACAGCTATGTCAAGGCAGAAAACATCGTCACCCGCGTCATCGCGGTGGGCTACCGGACAAGCGGCTTCTGGGTGTGGAAGAGCACCAAGACCCTCACGGCCACGGCCAACGACTACGCCGCCCAGAAGTACTATGGCATCATCACACGGGTCATCGTGATCGAGGGCACATCCTCTACCACAGAGACCCTTTTGAAAGCGGCTCAGAAAGAGCTTGCAAAAAATCTGCGGTATCTGGATGGCATGACCATCTCTGCCGTAGACCTGAAAGACGCGGGAGTGGATACCGAGCGCCTGCAGTTTATGAAGAATGCGGACATCATCTCCGAGCCCCACGGCGTGCATACGTCTCTGACCTGCACCAAGCTTGTGGAGCCGCTGGATAAGCCGGACGAGAAGAAATTTACCTTTGGGATTGACTTCTCTTCCATCTCTGACCTGCAGGCCCTCAGCGCCCGCAAAGCCACCAACGCTTTTGATATGGCGCACTCCGCCGTCATGAGCTTTAACGACTCTACCCACGCCAGACTGAGCTTGGACGAAGAGGAAGATTTGAAGTAAGGAGAAAAATTATGGCTACGAATCTTACTGACATCATCAAAAAAGTACGCACTGCCTTGCGAGGTGAAGAGGTGCGCGGCAGCATCGCCGACGGGCTGGAGTTTTGTGGGCATATTTCCGAGAATGCCAAAGCAGATATGGAGGCAACTGCCGCATCCACCAAAGAGCAGCTGTCTAAAGACATCGACGCCAAAGCCGCAGAGACACTCAAGAGCATCCCGGAGAGCTATACGGAGCTTGATGAGAGTGTGAAGCAGCTAAAGGAAAATTTAGAAGTTTTTACGGAGGCTGAATCAAATACAATTCAAACGAATGAAGTCTTTTATAATGGATATAAACAAGGCTGGAAGCTGAAATCCGATGGAACAAGAACGGGCGGAACAGATTGTGCTATATATTATTGGAGAGTTAAAGAAAACGAAATCATATATGTTCATGCCGAAAAAATACATGATGCTGTTTTACAGTTTCAAAAATCTACTGGCGATGCTACTTATGGTGATGTAAATAACAATTTAATAGGAAGTGTAAAATCATCGCGCTTTGATGGATTTGTTAAAGTTCCAGCTGGCGCTGAATATTTGCTGATATCTGATAACTATAATACAACACATTTTTCCGTATGTGCTTATCACTCGGACAATAATATTCATCCTGATAATAACGGCAACATAGCATACAACGGTTCTTTTGGAACAATAGATGATAACAAAATAAGAACGGGAGCAATAGCGGTAAAAAAAGGACAACGTATAACAATAAGTTGTGGTTCTTTCAAAAGTATGGTTTTCTTTTGGGCTGGTTCAATAAAGGATACTACAACTGTGACATACTTTGAAACGGAATGGAATAATGAAAAAGAAAGAGTAATAGATGTCATAAATGATGGATATTTTGGAGTGAAGTTTGCCGATGCAGAAGACACCCAAAAAATTGTATCAAGATATGATTTCGATGGGTCTGTTACTCTGTGTAAGGCTGAATATAACAAAAAAGCAGAAATCAATTTACTGGATTTATCTGGTATGCACAAACATGACAATGCAGGAAGAGTGTATAGAACTAATATATTGGCTTTACCGACACAAGGAATAAAGCTAAAAATTCACATACCTAATGGAATGTATGTAAATATTGGATTTCGTAATACAAAAGGTCAGGCGTATGGAGAATGGAACATAAAAAATGCGATAGATGGATACGAATGTGAGTTGAGCAGTGAATACGAATCGTTCCAAGTTGAAATCGTTTCTGATCAAAAAACAAACAATGAAGTCATAACTGAATTTATAAAGAAAAATATAATTGCTGTTGAAACAAACGCATCAATTGAAAATGCTATGATAATGGACTTGGAAACAAACCAGTATATAAACTGGCTGCGGTATATTGGCTTGGATTCTGATAATCTGCCAGTGCGCTATCCGACGTTTGTTCATGTTAGCGATGTTCATGGCGATTACACAAGATTGGATAATGCATATAATTTTGCAGAATCTATCGATGCGGATGCTTTGATTAACACGGGAGATAATGTGGTATCGTCTGGAAAAGACGGGGCGAAATATGTACAAGAAATAGACAAAAAATATAATGTACGGGCGTTAAATGTATTAGGGAATCATGATTACTATAGTTTGCCGGAAGAAAATGTGTATAATGAAAACTTATCTTATTTTGCTGACCGTTGGAACTATATTTGTGATTCAAAACCTTATTATTATTATGACGATGAAAAGAATAAAATTAGATTTATAACATTAAACCAATTTGAGGGGTTAAATATTTCCTTTAGCCAAACGGAAATCGATTGGTTTGTAAACACATTAAAAAACACACCTACAAATTATGGAGTGATTATATTAGAACATATGCCGGGAACAAGGTATATGACGGGCGCAATTGACAGTTTTACGTCTCCCACTTGTAATGTGAATGACTGGTGGGAGGTAGTAGGTCAAGATACGTTAATCTTTGATGTTGTAGATGCTTTTATCGATAAAAAATCATTGGCGAAATTATACACAGGAACATATCAAAGTGTGGATGTGTCTGCAGATTTTAGTAATGTTTCAGATGGCACAGAATTTATTTGCTACGTATGCGGACATACTCATTATGATTATATTGGGTATGTGAATGGTAAGAATAGGCAGCTATTGCTATGTGTTACGACAACAAGTGCTAAAATTTCAAAGAGATTTTGTGATGGTATGCCAAGAAGTGACTATGGTATGAGTCAAAATTCATTTAATGTTTACTGCATAGACAGAAAAAACAAACAAATAAGAATAGGAAGAGTTGGGTGCAATAAATCAAATGATTTATCTGATAGAAAATATGTATTTGCGAATTATTAAAATAATAAAGAAATCATTAATAAAAGAGAGCTTTATCTTACCAAAAACCGAAAGGACGTGACCACATGAACCTCCTGACTTTTCTCTCCCGCCTCTTTTCCGCCCTTGCCCACGCAAAGGAAGCGGCAGACAACTCCACCGCAGATCCTGCCCCCGTGTCCACAGTGGACACCCAGAGCGCCGCTCCTCCCGGCTGGGAGGGCGCACCGCCCTACCGCTACATTGACGTGAGCCGGTATCAGGGCAAAATCACCCTCGACGGCTGGCGCAAGGTCAAAGCGGCTGGTTACAAGGGCGTCATGCTCAAGACGGTATCCACCAACAAAAAACTCTCCAAGCGGGCAGACGGTCTGTACATCGACCCGACCTTTGAGACCAACTACCGCAACGCCCGGGCCGCTGGGCTGGACGTGGGCGTGTACTACTACACCTACGCCACCAGCGAGACTATGGCGGATGCAGAGCTGTCCCTTGTGCGGGAAGCTGTGCAGGGCAAAGAGCTCACCATGCCCGTGTGCGTGGACGTGGAGGAAAACAAGCTCAAAAAGCTCTCCACGCTTGACCTCACCAACGTGGTGGCGTATGCGCTGGAAAAGGTGGAAGCCATGGGCTTTTATGCCCAGCTGTACACCTACACGGGTTACAGCTATGAGCTGGACATGCAGCGCCTGGCTGCCCGTTGGGACGTCTGGCTGGCCGACTACACGGGCAAGACGCCCAAGGTGGATTACATCTACCACGCCCACCAGCACACCAGCAAGGGCTCTGTGCCGGGCATTACGGGAAATGTAGACCTCAACGTCACCACCCGCAACTATCCGAAGATCATCAAGACAAAGGGCCTGACGCGGCTCAGGGAGGGGTAAATGGAGATCCTTTCTGCATTTGAAGCATGGTGGGCCCCCGTCGCCATCGTCTTTGGTGTGCTGGCATCTCTGGACAAGGCTTTTGACCTGTACAAGAAGTATAAAGGGCTGGCACAGGCCCCCGACGATGCACAAGACAAACGGCTGGATGAGCTGGACAAGCGCGTGGGAGTGCTTGAGACGGGCTACTCTAACCACTCTGCCGCTCTGGGCCGCGATCTGGAGCATTTTGGGGCGCTGGAAAACGCCATCACCATCCTTTTGCGCTCCAACCGCGCCGTTTTAGGCGCTCAGTTGTCAGGTGATAATATCAAAGCAATGGAACAGAGTGCGGAGGAAATCGACAAGTTTTTGTATGAGAGGAGAGAAAACGCATGGACGCAGCAGCAAAAATCCTGAACGCCGTCCCGGGCCCGGTGGCCCTGGCTCTGATGCTGGGCGGCTTCATCTTCTACGCCCTGGGCTGCATCCGGCTGGGATATGGTGCAGCGGTCAAGCCCACCGTGCTCCAGCTCATCGAGCAGGCAGAAAAGGACATCCAGGGCACCAAAAAAGGCGCGGAGCGCAAAGCCTGGGTGGCTCAGATGCTCCGCGCGGCCCTGGCCACAAGCAAGTACGGAAAATTCATCTCGTGGGCCATCACCGATGAGACCATCGGGGTGGTGATCCAATTTTTCTTTGATCGAGTCAAAGAAACGCTCAGTAAAGATTAAAGGAGGATATCATGGCAAGCACTACATACCGCCATCTCGGTGACATCACCGAGATGTACGCCGCACAAGAGCAATTTCGTGACATCACGAAAATGGTCTGCGCACGTCTTCGTGGCCTCACGAAAACATACCATCTCGGCAATGTCAACAAACTGGTGGCATTTTGTCACCGTTTTGTCGTGCTTGGCAATATGGTGCGCAATTCCGGACAGCTGCCGCAGCCTTTCTGGCTCGGTGCTGCCTGTGGCGGCGGCTCGTGTAGTGCTGCCACTGTGCCTGCAAGGACTTGACCGACAGCAGATGACAGCCGCCATCAAAAGCGCACCGCTTGGGAGGGTAGACCGTAAGATAGCCTTACTGCGGTACGTTGAGCGGCTTCCGCAGGCCGACATTGCAGCACGCACCCACTACTCCCGGCAGGCGGTGAGCTATCGCCTGCAAAGCATTGATAAAATGCTGGATATGTGATATACTATCTGCACACCTCCCTGTGAGGTGTCTTTCACAAAAAATCCCCCGGGTGGTGTTCGCGCATCACTCGGGGGATTTTTTATTTACTCCATGTCCTCCAGCACTTTGAGGTACTTGGGATAGAGCTCATCAATGATGACCTGCTTTTCCATGTCGTCCAACTCGCCGTTCATGAGGGCATCACTCTGGCTCTGATCGTCGAGAACCAGCTTGGTGGTGATGGTCTCTTCAGCATCGTCGCAACACCGGACAAGATCACCGTCCTCGGTGATGTGTGCGTAGATCGTCCAGATCTGGCAATCACGGCTTGCGGATTCAAAATCCTCATATTCAATCTCGGTGCCATTCTCCATGACCTTGGTTGCGAACTCTTCAGCAGTCAGCTTTTTCATTTTAGTTACCTCCAGTTGATTGTGTGTGATGTCTTTCACTGTCTATATTATACGCTCATTGAGCGTATTTATCAAGGCTTTTTGCAAGGTTCTATGCTCATTGAGCACAAAAAATCTCTGGCAGCCTTGTACCAGACCGCCAGAGATTTTTTTCTCAGCTCGTTAATGGCGTTTTTATCTCATCCTGCCACCCATTACAGAAGTCCATAGTGCTCTGCCAGCAAAAAGCGGATGTATACAGGGCACTCTCTTGTCTCACCGCACCAGCCTTGCAGTGTACGATAAGGAACCCCGGCCATCTTGGCAAAGGCCGTCTGCGTGAGGCCTGTCTCTTCCACCATCTCTTTAAAAGACATGTGGGCGATTTTCCAAATATTTTCAAGCTTAGTCTTTTGGGCATCCAGATCAACGCACCCGGGGGCATCGTCCTCCACGCTGAGGGTGACGTTGTTCAAAAAGATTTCTTTAACGGCCTTTGGGTCAGATGCCATGACGAAAAGTTCAGCTGCATTATACATTGCAATTCTCCTTTTTTGATTGATAAATTCCCCGGGTGGTGTTCGCGCATCACTCGGGGATTTTTTATTTACTGCTCGTTCTTTTCAAACATTTTGAAATATTTCTCGTACTCTTCCCACTCTTCGGGGTCTGCCGGGTCATCACAAGCCGGGCTGCAATACTCTGCAATCCACTCTTCCTTGTCGGTGCTTCTCCAACCGCCATCGAACATCGCTGCTGCACTGCTGTAATAATCTTTCATCTTAGTTACCTCCAGTTGATTGTGTGTGGTGTCTTTCACTGTCTATATTATACGCTCATTGAGCGTATTTGTCAAGGTTTTTCGCGAATTTTTATGCTCATTGAGCACCTTTACTGCCGCCAGTCGGTTTCGGCCCGGCTGGACGGCATTGCAAAAGTTTTTGAGTAAAGAATCCCCCTGCTTTTCTGAAGCCTTGCGTGCCACGCGAGGTGTTCTGTAGGAAAAGCGGGGGATTTTTTGTTTTACAGGTGATTTTTCAAGCGCTCATGCGGCTTTGTGCCGTGTAGGCGCTTTTTCTTTTTGGCGTTCGTTTGTCCTTCGTTTGACGTTCGTTTAACGCACGGATTCGTCAGAAAAGGTACTATGGGCGCAAAGGGAGGGGCGCACCATGTGGCACAAGTTTAACCCGAACCCGCACGGAAACAGCGTTGGAGATTGCACAGTGCGGGCCGTGGCAGCCGCAACGGGCCAAGACTGGGAGAAAGCTTACCTTGGGCTTGCGCTTACTGGCTTTATCCTCGGCGATATGCCCAGCGCCAACCGCACATGGGGCGCATACCTCCAAAAACGCGGGTTCAAGCGCCGCATAGTGGAAGCGGATTGCACCACGTGTTACACCGTGGCGGATTTTGCCCGGGAGTACCCGCGCGGCGTGTATGTGCTGGGCTGCTCCGGGCACGTCTTGACCGTCATCAACGGTGAGTGGTGGGACAGCTGGGACAGTGGCGCAGAGTGCCCGATATATTACTGGTACAAGGAGGACTAAGCGATGCCATACATTCCATACGGATACCAGCCCAGCTATTATGGGCAGGCAATGCCGGATCAGCTTGCACAGCTGCGGCAGAACGCCTACCAGCAGCCCATGATGGGGCAAACGGCGCAGCAGACGCAGGGCACGCCGTCCATCATCTGGGTGCAAGGCGAGGAGGGCGCAAAAGCATACATGGTTGCCGCAGGAAACAGCGTGCTCCTGATGGACAGCGAAAACAGCGCATTTTACATCAAGAGCACCGATGCAAGCGGGATGCCGCTTCCCCTCCGGGTGTTTGACTACAAGGAACGCACCACAGCCGCAAAAACGCCGCCACAAACGGCGCAGCAGCCCGGCGTGGAGTTTGTCACACGGGCAGAGTTTGACGCGCTGGCAGCCCGCTGTGCGGCACTTGAGAAGCAAGAGCCTACAAAACCTGAAACGGAGGTCAAATAAGTATGGCAAACCCTCTTTTTAACGCACTGGGCGGCGGTATGCCCGCCATGCCAAACCCTATGGGTCAGTTCGGGCAGATGATGCAGCAGTTCCAGCAGTTCCGTGCAAACTTTCAAGGCGACCCGAAAGCAGAGGTGCAAAAGCTGCTGCAATCCGGCAAAATGTCACAAAACCAGCTGAACCAGCTGCAGGCGATGGCGCAGCAGTTTCAGCGGTTCCTCCATTAAGTCGTAACCGTGGCCACGGTTCAAGCATAAAAATCATTTAAAACACACGAAAGGAGTACAAAAATGTCTCTTTCTTCCGATTCTGCGGTTCTGACCATGCCTGTTCAGCCCGCAAACACCAACGGCGGCAACGGCTTTGGCTTTGGCAATGATGGCGCATGGTGGATCATCATCCTTTTCCTGTTCGCTTTCTGCGGCGGCTGGGGCGGCAACTGGGGCGGCAATGGCAACACCGGTGCCGGCGTCGTGGACGGCTACGTCCTGACCTCCGATTTTGCCAACATCGAGCGCAAGATGGATGGTATCAACAACGGCATGTGTGATGGCTTCTACCAGCAGGCGCAGCTTGTCAACGGCGTGCAGCAGACCGTGAGCAACGGCTTTATGTCCGCAGAGATCAGCCGCGCAAACCAGCAGGCGGCGTTCATGCAGCAGCTGTTTGCCATGCAGATGCAGCAGCAGGAGTGCTGCTGCGAGAACCGGTCTGCTATCCAGGGCGTCAACTACAATCTGGCTACCCAGTCCTGCGAGACCCGGAACACGGTGCAGAACACAACCCGGGACATCATCGACAACCAGAACCAGAACGCCCGCGCCATCCTTGACGCACTGACTGCACAGCGCATCGAGGCAAAGGACGCGAAGATCGCCGAGCAGGGTCAGCAGCTGTTCGCAGCACAGCTTGCGGCATCTCAGGCAGCTCAGAACGAAACGCTCAAGGCCTACATGAGCGGGCAGTTGGCATACTACAACCCCCGCCCTGTGCCTGCTTTCCCGGTTCCTGCACCCTACCAGTACGGCAACTGCGGCACCGGATGCGGCTGTAACGGCTGCGCATAACCAAATAACGGCAACTGACTACAATTTGTAGCCTTTTCAGCCCCTGAGCTGATTTTGCAAACCAGAGCGCCGGGGCAAAAGTCCCGGCGTTTTTATTATGAAAGGAGCCGATAAAATGGCTGAATTTACGAATTCCAATACCGTGACAGTAGCCGCTGGGCAGGATCTCCCGTTGACGGAGACTGCGGCGAAAGCGCCTGCGTGCATTGTGCACCGTGCTGGCAGCGGCCTTGTGACACTTCGCGGCCTGACAAGTGGGCAGTGCCGGGCTCGCTTCAAGGTGAGCTTTGGCGGCAATATCGCCATTCCCACCGGCGGCACCGTGGGGCCCGTTTCCGTAGCGCTGGCTGTCGGCGGTGAGGCACTCAATAGCGCGACCGCCATTGTCACACCTGCTGCAGTCGAAAACTACTTCAATGTTTTTGTGGCAGCGTTCATCGAGGTGCCGCGCGGCTGCTGCGTGACTGTGGCGGTTAAGAACACAAGCGCGCAGGCGATCAACATTGCAAACAGCAACTTGATCGTTGAGCGGGTAGCATAAGAAAGGAGATAAAGTCATGCTGGATAAACTGAACCATCTGAAAGATGAAATGTGCGACGAGCTCATGGAGCTGACTGACAAAAAGAACCGTTCCCCTGGCGATGTTGAGATGATCGGCGAGATCGTGGATATTATCCTGGACATCCACCGCATTGAGGACTACTGCGAGGGCGGCGAGTACAGCCGCACGGGCGAGTGGGAAGCTGACATGCGCGGATCCTTCAACCGCGATGCCGGAAACGGTTACAACCGGGGCAACAGCTATGCCAACCGAGGCCGTCATTATGTGCGCGGGCACTACTCCCGCACGGATGGCCGTGAGCGTATAATCTCTGACATCGAGGACATGATGCAGGACGCCACCGGCGCAGAGCGCGATGCCTGCAAGCGGGCCGCTGACATCTTGCGCAACGCATAAGAAAGGGGGCGGCAGGCATGGACATTGACGAGATCAACACCCATATTCACAAGCTGAAATGCGGTGCAACGGACTGGCAGAGCGTGGAAAAGCTTGCCGCCCTCTGCACTGTGCGGGACGAGCTGGAAGAAACACACGCACCTGAAACGCAGATCCAGGCATTTCCGCCCGCGACTTATGCGGCGGCGTACTCCACAGCAGCGAAACCGCAAAGCGACTTTGTGGCGGCTGCCAGCTCTGTTCCTTTCGGCGGTCTGATGCAGGTGCTTGACGAGCACATGAAGGCAATAAAGCTGGTGTACCCGAAAGAGTATGAGCTAGTAATGCGGAAGATTGTCTCTTTGTCTGAGTGATGTTGTCAAACAGGGAGCTTATCAGGGATTTTATAGGGAAAGTAAGCCGCCCTGCCCAAAACGGCCATACATAGCAGCAGCCCCTGGGAGCCTGATGGTTCCTCGGGGCTGTTTTTGCGTTTATAAAGCTGTTTTTTAGCGGTGTGTTACCAAAAATGTTACCATGACAAAGAAAGGAACGCCAGTTCTCAACGAAATGACGTTCCTTTTGCATGGTGGAGGCGATGGGAGTCGAACAACAAAAAATGATTGAGTGACGCCAAAAGCATATCTGCAACGCGCCTAAACACTTGCTAAAAAGGCAGTGGGGTTGGTTTGTAACCCATGTATTTTGCTACGTTTACAAAAAAGAGTGTTACCAAAAATGTTACCAGAGTCAGGCCTGTGCCTTTTTGAATGCCGCGGTGGTAGCGGCAGCAAGGTCTTCCCTCTGACCGTCAAGCTCGTGCCGATACACTCCGGAAGTGTCCATGTTCTTGCTATGACCTACAAGCATCTTTAGCTGGCTGTCAGTCAGGACGCTTGATTCAACGCTGACAAAAGTGTGCCGTAGCTCGTAAAGTGAGACTTTCGGCTCAAGCCCGTTTGCTTCCTGATACGATTCCCAGCGGCGATAGAGCGTATGCTCTGAGGGAATCTGAAACAGCGGCGTATTGTAGTTTAGCAGTATGCCTTGAGCCTTTAGGAGCTGTACCTGCGCCTCATAGGCATCCCGTGCTTCCTTGCCCATGTCAAAAGAGCGGATGGCGTTTTCATTCTTTCCGGTGGTCTGCTCCCGGTGCACGTTGATGCTGCGCCGAAGATTGACCGTGTTCCCCTTGATGTCACCATACCAGAGACCAATCAGCTCCCCGGGGCGTAGGCCGGTCGCAACTGCAAAGCGGTAGGCGTAGATATATTCATCAAATACCGGCTTTCCATAGTAGGTGCGAGTGTCTACGCTGAACAGGGTCTTCAAGGCGGTGGGCTGCAAGATCGTGCGTTTCCCCATCCTGGCATTCTTCGGGATAGACAGGTCGGGGTGGAGCGCCGTGTACTTGTTTCTTCGGCACCACTTGACAAAGGCGGTTTCCGCAGCCCGGATCGTCATAAGCGTCTTTCGGCTCAACGGCTGGTTTGAGATGGGCTTGCGCTGGTTCTTTTTCTGTGAGCGCTTCCGGAACGAAACGTCAATGGCCTTTTGAAGATCGCCCTCGGTTAACTCGTCAATGCGGATGTTCCCACAGGTCGGCAGGATGTAGCAGTCTCCGTAACGCTGGCATTGTGTCACATACGACGTCCCGCAAGTCAGCTTCAGCTCTTCCACCCACTCTGAATAAAGGACGCTGACCTTCTTTTTTCCGTCCCGGATGCTATCATCAAGCCATGCATCCGCTTTTGCGTTTGCTTCACGCTGGCCGGTGCGGCCCGGCGTGCTGCTGTAAAACCGCTTGCGGGTGCCGTTCTTCTGAACCGCGATGCACCAGCGCTTTTCCTTTTCCACCCAAAATGCCGTGTTGACCCGTTTTTTCATAAAATCCACCTCCATACACAAAGGTACACTGTGCCGCTGCCCTTTGGACGGCGGCGCTTTTTTCTTTGCTGCGGGGCGGCTTCCGGCTGCTTCTTCCCGCACCACGGACAAAAAGAAGCACCATCCGGAATCTCTTTCCGGCAGCATGGTCTCACGCATTTCATGGCTTACTCCTTTTTCTGCCCGATATATCCGAATGCGCCATTTTCAGCAGCGGCTCTTCCGGCCTTGTAGTTGATCTTCAGGTCGTCAATGGGAGGGTGCGGAGCGTCCGGGCATGGGTCTAATCCCATGCTCTGGGCAAAGTTGTATTGGTCGATGATTGTTCCGCATACGCTGACCCGGTTATTGAGCGGGCAGTGCAAGTTGGCTGCCACCTCGGAGATCACCGCGGGCGGGCTGCTGCCGTGACTGCCTTTCAGTATGAAGAGAAGCAGCCTTTTTGTCAGCGGCGGCAGTTTTACCACGATACGGCGCAACTCCGCGTTTAGCTCATCGTCGGCCTTTCCGTCATCCGGCACTTTGTACAGATCCGGGTGGGTCATCTCCATAAACACCGTGATGGGCGACACCCCACACGCCGTGCACCAGTCCATGATCTCGTCACTGTCCGGGCTGGTGCAGCCTTTTTCCCAGCTCTGCACGGTGCGTTCTCCTTTTTCGATGCGCCTTGCGATCTCCACTTGGCTCAGGCCAGCAGACACCCGTGCTTTTGCAAGCGCTTTCCCGATTTGGCTCGCCGTAAAATAACTCATACTTTCGCCCCCATAATTCCGGTGTATTTTTAACAAAAAATGGCGCAGAAAAAATCTGCGCCATTCGACAAATTTTATCCGTATTTTATTTTCCAACGGCGCATGGTAGAATTTGGTTTGTAAATCGTAGATGTGCACAAAAGAAAGGAGAAAGCAAAATGGATTTTGAGCAAAGAAACGGTAAAGAAAACGAAATGACCATCATCGATGGAATGCCCGCCAGTATCCTGACTGGCACCGACCGCACCCCTGCACCCTGGGAGGAATGAGTTATGAAAAATCTGTCACACTTTCGCACCCATGCCCGTGCCCTGCTGGCCTGCTATTTGGATATGACCCCGGAGCAGCAGCGCCTTGCTCGCGCTTACATTCAAGATAAGGCCCTGCCGGAGGTGCAAGCCCTGCGTAACGCAGCCGGTACGCCCGGCGGGGCGCTGGCCGCTGACCTGTTGCAAAATTTGCAACAGCCTTGCAACCGCGAATAACAACGCGCATATTTTGCGCGTATTCAGCGTAAAACGTGCAAAAGTCAGCGTAAATTTTAACGCTTCAACGCAAATGAATAAATTTTTAACTTGTTTTGCGCATTTTTTTACGCTTGACGATATACAATCAACGGTTGTATAATGCGGTTGTAAACGGATTTACAATTTAATATCCATTTGCAGTTGCGCCATATTCAGCTTGGCTTGGCGTAAAGCCCTCATATTCTAACTGCTGAATCAAGCCGGAACGAGAGAAAGACATCGAGCTCAAATAGCTTTTTGCGCTTTTTGCGGCCTGCTCATTCCAATCAGCTCCACAATGGTCTGCTGCATAAGTGGCATCTTCAGTGGAATAGCCCTCATACTCAAGCTGCTTAATCAAACCATTATACGAGAACGCAAGAACATTCAAATAACTGTTTGCAGAACGGAGCGCGTTCTTTTGTCCCATTGTCAAATCTGGCGTGGACGAAACAGACGATTTGACAGACGTGCTTGACCTTGACGCTGATACCGATGATCCGCTTGAGGTTGACGAGGAACCGCCAATCATAGCAATCACAAGAAGAACAACAATTACGGTTAAGCACCCGCACCCTTTCCGTTTTCTTTTTGGACTTTCTTCTTTTCCCTTTGATGAATTGTTGTCAGTTACTGCAGAAATCGCAGTACCACATTCTGGGCAAAATTTTGCATTTCCAACTTCTGAGCCGCAATTTGGACACTTCATATTAAATAAACCTCAACATTTTTACTGGTTGGTTCTGTATGTTACCTCAAGGCCCTGATCAGGATGGTATGTCCATGTTACCGTCACATGGTCAAACACTTCTTTCTGCCGGCCATCCAAAGCGCGAGTTTTTCCCATCTCTTCATAAAGCCAGCTAGGAAGTCCAAGAACGTTATTGGTTAACTGGATGTGCTCCAACGCCATGTCATTAAAGAAAATAGAGCCGCCTTTCATGTTGAGAGGATTTGTGTCTATTGTCATGTAAGAGCCATCATCTGCAGTGGAAACAGTTGCAGCGTCATAGAGTTCACCAAAAAGTTTGAAATTTGGCGTTGTACCGACTTCATAAAGCAGTGGAGCAACATAATTTTCAAGGCGATACAATGTAGTACCCTTTTCTGTATTTTGAACTTCCCAATATGCCGAAATAATAGGTGCTCCATCATCGGCCATTTTTTGAAAATTACCTTTGAATACAACATCTTTGTCATTAAAAACTGCTTTGAAATACTCATACAGGTCTTCATTGACAGCAGCGTATTTCCGATCTCCATTATTGACAACGGAAAAACACTTATAATTGACTTTTCCGTTTCCTGAAGTATAAGTAAAGAAATAGCCAAAGTCAGTGTGTCCAGAAAATTCTACAGTCTGTCCATTCTTGTACTGCACGTTATCCGCAAAAGCAGTCATGGCAAAAGGGATAGACAAAGCCGCGGTCAAACCAAGTGCAAGAAATGTTCTTCTTTTCATGATTTATACCTCACATATACAAAAATAGGCAGCCAACCAGCTGCCGAAAAACTAAGTTATCAAGGAAAATGCCAAAGGAGGAAAATAAAGTGCAAGAGACTAGCACAATGTTTGCAAAATGTGATACAATGGAAGAAAAAGAAAAGTGCCGTCTCAAGGCTTTATTTTCTTCTTTGTCAGCACAGGAAAAACAAGAGGTGCTTTCCTATGCGGAAAGCCTGCTCAACAGCAGAAAGGAGTAGATCCATGGATAAGTACGAGATTGAACTGGGCCGGTACAAAACCAGAATTTTTGCTCTTCTGGCAACGGAAGCGTCCGGCCTGCCCGGAATCAAAAGCGAAAAGTGCGCAAATTGCGACCACCGGTGCTCTCTTGAAATCGGGTGTTACTGCTTCAATTACGGATGCGGAAAGGGTAAGACCACGGAAGAGCTGCACGAAGCATTTGACCGCGTTTGTGATGCCCTTAAAATTTCTGACCGAAGATGGACACCAGCAAATCCAATGCGGCCTGAAGTATTTGATTCTCCCGATCTGCTCGAAGTTCTTGAAGATAGGCTTCTCCAGCTAGCGGAAGAGAATAAATGTACTCGCTTGGAAGAAAACCACCCACCCCGTCAGGAATGTACTCTTTGCGGCGCTCATCAATCAGACCGCGGCTCTTCAAATTCTGAATGTACCGATTCTGGCCGTTGAGACTGAAATCCTCGCCGGAAATGAGGCAGACTTCGTGCTGGTTCATTTTCCCGTTGTGCTTCTCCATATATAATAGGAGAGCCAGGCTCTTTTTGTCCAAAAACTCAGCCATTGGAGTTTTCCTTTCTTGAAGCAACCTTAAATTTTGCATATTGCAGCACGTCAGCAAGCTCCTGTTCGGTCAACTGATCGATCACGGCGTTGAATGCTGCATCCAGTCCACTCTCTTCACTGGGAGTGGGCTTTTCTTTTTGCTCGCTTTCGCCGGTGAGCTCTGTTACTGTGACGCCTAGAGCGTTGGCAACCGGCTCTAGCATTTTTTCTGGGATGTCTCTTTCACCGGCCAAAATTTCAGCAAGATACCCTCTACTTTTCCCAATTTGGCCACACACAAATGAAAAGCTGATTCCTTTGCTTTTAGCGATTTGTTTAGCTCTTTCCACATTTCGCATAGAAATCACCTCATCAATTTGTGCATCTAACCAAAACATTAGAAAATAGTAGATTATCTATTGATTTCTAACAAAATGGTTAGTATAATACTAAGCACGGGGCAAACAAATTCAAAACCCCTGAAAATTCTTTATCAGAGAATCGTTAAAAAGTATTTACTTTGTACCTAGCAATTACATAGTAGCATATTTTCTAGCGATTTTCAATAGCAGAAAGGAGAATTGCTAGTGAATGTTTCAAAAATCGACCAGTTTTGCAAGCTGCACGGACTGAGCCGCACCGATTTGGAGGCGGCGGCAGGCCTGAGCAACGGCGCAATCGGGAAGTGGGAGCGCTCGATTTACGGCCCCAGTATCTCGCAGCTGCTCAAGCTCGCAAAGTATTTCAAGGTCACACTGAACGAGCTTGTGGTCTACGATGAGGAAGGAAAAGGAAAGGAGAATACAAGTGCCTGATTTTGAAACCTTTTTGCTTGCGCTTGCATCGATTGCGCTCATTGTCGTTGCTTTTGGCTTTTCGTGGGCAATTATATCTGGCCTCTGGTGGCTCATTTGTCACTTTGTCGGATGGCAGTTCACTTTCGGCGTGGCCACCGCAATCTGGATTGTGGCGATGCTTCTGAAATGGGTGACAAGCCATGATTAAGCCTGAACCGTGGACTGGTCGTCTGATTGGCCGAATGCACAACAACAAAGTCACGCTGGAACAGCTTGCCGCTCATCTGGGATGGACAAAGAGCTATTGCTCGATGATCCTGAACGGACAGCGCAAGCCGCGCGGCATCCGCGAGAAAATGGAAGCCGCCGTGAGTGACATTATTAAAATCAGGGAGGAAAAAAATTAAGCATGGCAAACATTCAAATTTTCACAAGCCCCGAGTTTGGGGACATCCGCACGGTAGACCAGAACGGCGAGCCGTGGTTCGTGGGCAAGGACGTGGCGGCGGCGCTGGGTTACAGCAATCATCGCAAGGCTTTGATTGACCACGTTGACGAGCAGGACAAGGGGGTAACGAAATGTGACACCCTTGGAGGAAGTCAGGAAGTGACCGTTATCAACGAGTCCGGCCTGTACAGCCTGATTTTTGGCAGCAAACTGGAAGGGGCCGTGCGGTTCAAGCGCTGGGTGACAAGCGAAGTATTACCCGCCCTGCGCAAGACGGGCAGCTACATGATGCCCAAGCTCAGCAAGGAGATGCAGGCGCTGTTTATGCTGGACAACCGCACCCAGCGGCAAGAAGAGCGGCTCACCGCGTTGGAGAACACCATGACGGTGGATTACAACCAGCAGCGTGTGCTGCGCAAGGCCATCAGCCGGGCGGTGATCGGTGCTCTTGGCGGCGAGGACACCCCGGCCTACATCGACAACCACGTGCGCAGCAAGGTATACAGCGAGTGCAACCACGATGTGCAGGACTGGTTCCGGGTGAACAGCGTGGGCAACATCCCCCGCAAGCGCTTTGACGAGGCGGTAGAGTACATTCAGCGCTGGAAGCCCAGCACCAACACCGTGATGCTGATCCAGCAGACCAACGGCCAGACCAGCTTGTTTGCCGCAGCCGCTGCCCAGAGGAACACCACCACCTCCGGGAAGCTTGTTAAGGAGGTATAAGCATGAATGAAAAGATCATCGCCTACAAGGCCATGGACAAAAATATGCAGTGCCGCGGCAAGCAGTATGAGGTGGGCAAGACCTACCACGAGGACAAGGCGGACTGTTTCAATGCCGGAATGCACGCCTGCGAGAACCCGCTGGATGTGCTGCACTACTACCCGTTGAAAGATGGCTCGCGCTTTTTTGAGGTCGAGTGCGGCGGGAGCGTGGATAAAAGCGCAGAGGACAGTCAGTTGGCCTGCACTGAGCTGACGGTAAAAGGCGAAGTGAATTTTGCAGGGCTTGTAAAAGCTACGGTGAATGCCGTTTTTAATCGGGTGAAGGACAAAGAACCTTTTTCCAGCGGCGATTACAGCACGGCGGGTTCCAGCGGCGATTACAGCACGGCGGGTTCCAGCGGCAATTACAGCACGGCGGGTTCCAGCGGCTATTCCAGCACGGCGGGTTCCAGCGGCGATTCCAGCACGGCGGGTTCCAGCGGCGATTACAGCACGGCGGGTTCCAGCGGCGATTACAGCACGGCGGGTTCCAGCGGCGATTCCAGCACGGCGGGTTCCAGCGGCGATTACAGCACGGCGGCAGCCACTGGGGCTTATTGCAGCGCAAAAGCAGACGGCAAAGATAGCATTGCCGTTGTAAACGGCGTTTGCGGTAAGGCGTGCGGCGCACTTGGCTGCTATCTGGTGCTGACTGAGTACGATGATTACGGCCACATGATCTGTGCCAAAATGGCCCGCGTAGACGGTTCTTCAATCAGAGAAAACGTTTATTATACCCTCAAAAATGGCGAGTTTGTGGAGGCTGAGCCGTGAAGAAGCACTACAACAAGCGTTGGCTTGAACAGCGCTGGGACAAGAACCAGCCCGCGCGGCTGGCACACATCAAAGAAAAGGGGTTGAAGAAGCATGATGACGGTCGTACAGGGCACTTTCCGGCAGATTCCGTACTGGAAACTTCGGGGCCGCTTCCACAGCTGCGGCTACCGGGATCAGGAAGTCGCCAAGTATATCGGCATTGGCCGGGACACCATGAGCGGCAGGATGCAGGGGCACAATCCGTGGACAAGCGCAGAGATCACAGCAATGTGTGAACTGCTGGACATCCGACAGGATGAGATCGGGGAACTGTTTTTTCCCTCACTTGAGAAAGGAGAATCTGCATGAGAATTAAATCTGGCGTTTTTTACTGGCTGGCCGTAGCCAGCGGGGGCGTTGGGATGCTGTTCGGGCTGGGCTTTGAGGGCAGCTTCGAGGCCATCGGCATCATCTCCGACACCGACTTCATCACCGCGATGGTTCTGCTGCTGGCCGCGCTCTTCTTCATGCGGCTGGGCTTTGCCGCCGAGGACAGGGAGAGAGCCGCAAAGCGGCGCAAGTACGGCAAGATCAACCGTACACACGCCCGTAACCAGGAATACCCGGAGAATCAGGAGCGTGGAGCATGAGTGAGGTCGAAGAGCGAGCGCTGGAAGCTGCCCGGATTCTTCGGGACTTCTGCGGAGAATGGGATTGCTCCATCTGCCCATTCATAGAGGACGTTTACTGTCGTCTGTTACAGCATTCCCCTGTTTGCTGGAAGATTCCAAACAAAGAGCCCGCCCGTGCTGGTAACACGGACGAGCTCAAAGGGTGATGGAATTCACAAGCCCCATCACCCTTGATGATATCACAAAATCGGAGGTTTTTACAGATGGAGAATGAATTGACCGTCCGGGTGGAACGCCCGGCAATTCCGGCCATGAGCTGGAACAAGGACGAGGTTAAACGGAACCTTGACGAGATGCTGGCGGCCTACAAAGGCCGGGTCTACACCCCGGAGAGCATCAAGAGCGCCAAGGAGGACCGGGCAAAGGTCAACGGCTGGGATAAGCAGCTTGGAGCTGCTGCCACGGCAGCGAAGAAGCTCTACATGAAGCCGCTAGAAGATTTCCAGCAGAGCATCAAGGAGATGCAGGGCAAATGCAAGGAGATTTCCGGAGCGATTGACGCACAGGTCAAGGCTGTGGAGGCCGCCGAAAAGGAAGAAAAGGCTTCTACCCTGCGCCTGATCTACCGGGACAACATCGGCGAGTTGGAAGCTCTCATTCCGTTTGAACGCCTGTTGGACAACCGCTGGCTGAACAAGACGTTCGCCATTGCGGAAGCAAAAAAGACGCTGTGCAAGGCCATTGAGGGTGTTCGCAGCGACCTCGCCTTTATCCGCGAGAACTGCGGAGAGGATGTCGAACCCTGCACCACCGAATACCTGCGCAACCTGAGCGTGAACGAGGCCGTCCGCGAGCATACCCGCCGCGAGAAGTCCCGCGCAGCACAGAGGGACGCAGAGTCCGCCAGAGAAGCGGCAGAGCGGGCGCGGGCTGCTGCTCCGGTAATTGTTCCCCCGACCGCAGAAGAACGCGAGATGCGGGCGCAAGCCACCGCAGCAACGCAAGCCGCCGCATTCATCACGCCGGAGGGCCGTCTGGACATGGAGGCGATGCAGAGCTTCGCCGCTGCGCAGGAGGCTTCCTCCCGCAAGCGCTATTACTTCTGGGTTGAGTTCACCAAAGAAGACATTGCATGGTTCCGCAGCGCTGCCAAAGAACGCGGGTTCGATTTCGGCAGTATCAAATAATCTTCAACATTCTAGGAGGTAACAAAAATGGGTTTCACTTCACGCGCTGGCGCTGCTGCGCCGAATACCACTACCACAGTTCAGAGCCGCTCCTTCGCTGCTCAGGTCAAGCAGAGCGAAGCGATGCAGCCGGTCGCAGAATCTAAGCCGGTCGAAATCGAGAGCATGGACGGCCAGCACCTCACCGTCACCTTTGATGATGTGCGCGACTTCATCTGCAAGGAAGCTACCATTGCAGAGTGCCGTATCTTCTTGGAAACGTGCAAGCAGTACCACCTCAACCCTTTCACCAAGGAAGCCTACCTCATCCACTATGACAACAAGAACGGTGATACGGCCAGTACCATTGTTCTGGGCAAGACCTGCTACATGAAGATGGCAGAGTCGCACCCTCAGTATGATGGCTTTGAGGCTGGCGTGATTGTCTTTGTTCCTGAAGTTGGTGAGCTCATCCACCGCGAAGGATCCATCGTCTACGAGGACGAGAAGCTGGTCGGCGGCTGGGCTAAAGCCTACCGTAAGGACCGCAGCCGCCCCTTTTACGAGGAAGTGAAGCTGAGCGAGTACGACACCAAGAAGTCCCTGTGGGTAACGAAGCCTGCAACGATGATTCGTAAGGTGGCCCTTGTCCACGCGCTGCGAGAATCCTTCCCGGCCACGTTTGGCAGCCTCTACGATGAGAGCGAGGTTCCGGTAGATGCAGAAGCACCCTACCGCGAGGTCGAGAACGAGCAGCCCGAAATCGGCGCTATGCAGCCCCGCAAGCTGAAGCCGAAAAAAGAGCAGCCCGAACCGTTGGCAGTCGAAACCACCGACACCAACGATGATCCGTTTGGCGGTGATGCCGAATGATTATTCAGACAAAGACCGGAGCGAAGATCACCGGAACCCTCTCTCGTGACCCTAGTCTAAAGGAAACGAAGGCCGGAAAGCCGTTCCTCAGCTTGAGCGTCAAGGCTCATAGTACAAAAGATGCCTCCGGCAACCGGAGCAATATGTTTGTCGAGTGCTGTATTTGGAGCGATCTCGACAAGTGGGACGGCCTCCTGCAGAAGGGCGATTTTGTCGAGATTTTCGGCGGCGAGCTGAAAAGCAATACCGGCGCGAACGGTACAACCTACTGGAACCTGCATAACGTCGAGGGCGTTGTCGTTGGCGGGCTTGTTGCTGCCCGGTGGGTTCAGATAGCAATCGACATGATGCAGCCGGCCGAACAGGCAGGAACCGATGACTTTGCACCGGTAGAGGACGAGACACCCTTTGAGACCGGCTCAAAGCCGCCGCAAAGCGCTTCTCAGCCGGAACCAGCAAAACAACCCGCCCCGGCGGTTACGCCCGAATATGACGACGATAGCCGCCCGATTTCGGACACAGACGACTTGCCGTTCTGATTCACCGTTGAGAGAAAGGAGGTGAGCAGATGGCAATTTTTCGTTGCGTTTCGCCGAACTTTTGGTCAGACCCGAAGGTGGACGATGACTTCACCCCGGAAGATAAATACTTTTATCTCTACCTTCTCACCAATCCGCACACCACTTTGAGCGGATGCTATGAGCTGGGCAAGCGGCAAGCGAGCAGAGAGCTTGGATACAACGAAGAGACCGTAGACCGACTTATCCACCGAATGGAAACTGTTCACAACGTTATCCGCTATGACAAGGCAACGAAAGAGATATTGCTTCTTAACTGGCACAAATACAACTGGTCGAAATCACCCAAATGCCTGAAGGGCGTTGAGTATTCGCTGCAAAACATCAAGAGTGATGCGTTCAGAAAATACTGCGCAGATACCCTATCTATACAGTATCGGTACAGTATAGATACAACTGTATCTGTAACTGCTACTGTAACTGAACCTATTACTGAAACTGTTATCTATCCTAATAGAGATAGCTTAAATAACAGCAAAGAGAAAGCCCCGGCAGCTGATGCAGACCTCGCCCAGATTATTCAGCGGTACGAGGAAGTTGCAGGCAGCTTTCCGCGTTCAGCGCTGGAAAATCTGCAAAGCTGGCGGCAGGCTTTCGGCACAGACTTGATCTTGCTGGCAATTGACCGGGCAGCGGAAGCAAATAAACGGTCGTGGGCCTACATAAACGGAATCTTAGCCAGTTGGCAACGCGAAGGTGTTCAGACGGTTGGCGATGTAGCTGCAAGTGATGAGCAGTACCAGAGCCGCAAGCAGCAGGCACGGCCCGGCAGCGCTACCGGTGGCAGAAAGCCCGCCGAGAGCGTGGACGATCAGCTGACCAGAGTGCTGGCAAACATGGACAGAAAAAGAGGGTTTGAGCAATGACGAAAGAAGAAACGGCCCAGCTGATACGGATGAACTTCACGCTGTACAAGCTGGGCAGCAAACCCCTCACGGATGAGGAAATGGAAACCATCCTTGACGTGTGGACGTATCAGTTCCGGGATTATCCCGGCGAAGTGGTGAAGCGGGCGTTTCTGGCCGCGAATCGCGTCTGCGTCTATCCAATCACGGTAGCAGATATCTACAAGCAGCTTTCCCAGTGCATCAACCCGGATGCAGAGTGGGGCGCTCTGGCTGATGCAGCCCGCAAGGCACAGAAATACATGAGCTGGAAAAACTTCCCGATGGTGACCGGCATTGACGAGAAGGGCGGGCTTATTCGTAGCGATGGCACGGAAGAGCTGCAAGTGCTGTACGACAGCCTCCCCCCGGAGGCCAAAACTTACGCCGGGAGCGTGGGCGGCCTGAAGGAGCTGGCCATGACCCCGGACCTGACCTATCGCCGGGTCGAGTTCCTGAAGCAGTCGCGGGAGGACATTACGACAACGCCGAGGGAGGCCGCCCGGCTGCGCGGCACGTCTGACCCAGCTAGATTGGAGGCAGTCAATGGGTAAGTTCATGGTTTTAGTGGAGTGCCGCAACGAGGGCGGCACGGATATCCACTGCTGGATCGTGGAAGCAAAGAACCCCGGCGAGGCGGAACATATCGCCGTATCCAGGGCTCGGGCCTTCTACCCCGCGTTTGATGAATTTGAACCTGTAAGAACGGAGGTGCTGAAAAATGGATGAAGTGAGGATGATTAACGCAATCCCTCTTGAAAAAGAAATGAGAGAATACTCTCGGTATATTGGATGCGAAACCACAAACGAGTGCGAAAGCACCGCTGAATGTTGCGCAGATATGGTGAGCGAGGCGCCCACCATTGGCCCGAAGACGCTGCGGCCTGTGGCACACTGGGAAGAAATTCCTGGCTGCTATTTGAGCAGCGCTGGTAAGAGTGGCTCGTGGTGCGTACCTGCAACACGCTGTACGAACCCGGAATGCGGAGAGGTTAATCCGTGTGGCCTCAAAACGCCGTTTTGTCCGATGTGTGGATCAAGAATGGAGGATGTGCCGTATGACGATGACGCCGTGTAAAGACTGCCCTGCACGGCACTCGGTATGCCACGACACATGCCCCAAGTACGCCGAGTTCAAGCGCCAGCGCGGCGCAGAAGCCGCTTACACCCGAGAGATGCTGGACACAGGCAAGGTCTACCACTACGACCACGAGGACCGCCACCGGGAGCGGGGCCGCAAGAAGTACATGGGAGCGAACGGAGGAGCGGACAGATGAATAAATTCGGAAACTGCCCCCTGTGTGGCAAACAGGTCAAGCCGACCAACCTGCGAAAAATCGCACGGCAGAATCAGCTGTACGGATTTCGCCTGGCTCTGGATGGAATTGCTGCCACATGGGGCGCACTGATTCAGAATCTGCGGTGTGAGCTTGGCCTGACCGATGAGCAGGTGCAGAAGATCATCCGCGTTGGCGACAGGTACTGGGAGATGGTCGGCGAGTTCAAGAACGAGGGCATGGCCCCGGAAGAGTTTGCAGAGTATCTCGAAGCAAAATCCGCACAGGTCGAAAAGGACTTACGGGAGATGTGGACATGAGCAACGAAAAAGAGCTGGTGCTGTTCTGCCGGGCAGACGGCAAGTGGGCTGTCTATGATGATACCTACGACATCACCATTCACTGCGAATCTCAGCAAGAACAGGATGACGCTGTGAAGATGCTGGAAAGGGCAAACGAATGCAGAGGATTTTCTGCGCCTGGTATGCTGGACAAATATGTTCCGAAATACCCGATGGTGACTGCTGTTGCGCTGTCAAGATTCTGCAAGAACTGGCTGGCTGCCGGGAAAGGCTGCCCGGGATGCCCGTTTGATAAGCCGACCAGCAATGATGGCGATGGAGAATGCCGCCTCGGTGTTCCTTCCGACTGGGACATCTGAGGAGGCTGCCGGATGAAGTGCAATGTGAATATCCCAGAAGCCTGCCCTTTTTGCGGCAGGCAGCTCCAGCAGGAAAGCAAAGACTTTGCCCTGCTGGATGAGCAGAGCAAACCGATTGGCAAGTTCTGTCACATCTACTGGAGGCACCCGACTACCACCGACTGCATCTCCCACTTTATCAAGCACGGCTTTGCCTATTTCGGCATGATCACCGTCGTGACCGACGTCGTGCGAGAAAATAATCAAACTTACAGATTGGGATGGACGGAACAGTGCAAGGACGGCACCAAGATGGGCGTCGGCTGCCCGGAATACATCTTGCTGTTCCGCAAGCTCCCCACAGACCACAGCAAAGGATATGCGGACGTCCGCGTCGCAAAGAGCAAGGAAGAATACACCCGCGCACAGTGGCAGATCGATGCCCATGCTTTCTGGCGCTCCAGCGGCGACCGGCCTTTTACCCGGGAAGAACTGGAGAAGATACCCACCTCGAAGTTGCAGGCGGTCTACCGCAAATTCAGCCGTGATACCGTCTATTCTTACGCCGAGCACGTTAAGCTGGCCGAAAGTCTGGATAAAGACGGGCGGCTGCCTTCCACTTTCATGGTTGTCGCCCCGGGAAGCTGGGACATGACGGTCTGGGATGACATCGTGCGGATGCGCACCCTGAATACCTCCCAGAGCCAGCGTCGGCAGAACCTCCATGTTTGCCCGCTCCAGCTGGATATTGTGCAGCGGCTGATTGAGCGGTACTCCAACGAGGGCGAGCTGGTAGCTGACCCCTTTGCAGGGCTGTTCACTGTGCCCTATGAGGCCGTGAAGCTGGGCCGCCGTGGTAAGGGCGTAGAGCTGAACCCTGATTATTTCCGGGACGGTGTGGGCTATCTGGAGAGCGCGGACGCTGAGCGAGATGCACCCACCCTGTTTGACCTGTTGGAGAATGGAGCGTGACCAAATGAACCGTGACAATGATATGAGCCGGAACGCCGAGCATTATGCAGATCCGACCCCGGCCGCAGCTATGCGCAACATCAACAAGGACGAGCGCCAGAAAGAGGCCGTCCGCCTTGACAGAATCGGGAGCCTTGTGCCGCTGCTGCGCCAGATGGCCGACATCGCAGGGTTCGAGATCATAGGCCGCATCCCGCTGAGGGACAAAACAACTGGAAAGGAGTATCGGTAATGGACAGCAAAATTCTGGAAGAGGCTCGCGATACCATGCTGACAGCCTGCGAGAAGCTGGGCTGTGCTGGTATCATCAGCAGCTGGACGCGCCGAGACGGTACGGTGGTCAGACTGTCGCTGAAAATCATGCCCCACAACGAGGACACTATTGCAGATGCCATCTGCGACATGGACGATGAGGAGCTGGCCAAGCGCCTTATCCCCATTGTCGTAAACCAGATGTGCGAGGACCATGTACCCACGGAAGAAGAGGCGCTGAAGTGGCTCCAGCAGCCCGCCAGTTGCCTGAAGGAGTAAGGAGGACGAAATGGCAGAACACTACAAGATTGACTGTGACAAGGTAGAGGACAGAAAGGCGCTGACCGTCATTCTCGCAATGAACGGCTACACCGTCCGCATGGGCAAAGAGAAGCGCGGCGGAAAGTCCACCTTGACCTACTTCGTGGAGTATTGGAGGACTGACAATGAAGGGTAACACAGCGGCCAGCGCCCGCCGCAGCTACATGGGCGCTCGCAGCCGGGCAGAGGGCGCAGGTTTTGAGGCCATCATCAGCTCCGCTTGCGACTACTACCGCGCAATCGGGCGGGCAGACATCGAGAAAACCCCGGAGCCGATGAAGCCCCTCGGTGGTGCAGATCGATCCGGCAGATTCCTCGCCTGCTACACTAAACAGGCACAGCCAGACTACAAGGGCGTTCTCTCAGGCGGAAGAGCGGTCGTTTTCGAGGCGAAGCACACCGACACCGGTCGTTTGTTGTCCGACCGCGTATCAGCCGAGCAAGCCGCCTGTTTGCGCCGGATATCACGGCTGGGCGGTATCGCGTTCGTTCTGTGTTCATTCAATGGCCGGGAGTTCTACCGCATTCCGTGGCCGATCTGGGAAGACATGAAGAACGTGTTTGGCCGGAAGTACATCACCCCGGCAGATTTGGCAGAGTACCGTATCCGCGTTGCAGCGCCCGGAGTGTTGCTATTTTTGGAGGGAATAAAGGAGAAAAAAGATGATCTTCACATGTGCACCTGAAAATGAAAAGCGAGACGGTGTAGACTACCGCGATGTCAAGGCGTGGTTCCAGCAGTGCCGGGACGGTGCTGCCGCCGTGAAGGCCCAGAAGCAGAAGATCCAGCGCATCCGGGATGCCGCCGAGAAATGCACCCAGAGCCTAAACGGAATGCCCACAGGCGGAAGTTCCGGTGATAAGGTCGGAGACGCCGTTGCCCGGCTGGATGCAGAGGAACGGGAGCTGAAGCAGATGGAGCAGCGCCTTGTACTGCTGAAGATGAATGCCACCTTCAGGGCCTACACCGGGGCCGTAGACCCCGAGACCGTCCGGCAGGGTGACTGCATCCGGATGTTTTACATCGAGAACAGGAACCAGCCCGTCATCGTGGAAGCTCTGGGGCTGTGCGAAAATTCCGAGGTCTCAAAGATCATCCGCCGGGGCTGTGAGCGGCTGGCTCTGCTCTGGGATACGCTGGAATAATGATTCCACATCATATCCATCCTGCATCCATGTGCAAAACACCCCATTTGTGATATCCTGGGTACAAGCGCAACCGCGCGAAGCGGAACGGCGCTTGAAAGCCTGCCCACCCCGTAGGCAGAAGTGGACGCATGGCCTCATAAACCACCGGGAGCTGACCGCGTTACCCATGCGCGGCACATCCCTTTCTGTTTTCATCCTCCTAGATGATAGCTTTGCTTAACACGCATTTCTTATGTCGGAGGCCCCGGAACGCCAAAAGCGGGTTATGACGTTGGGCCCGCCGGTGTGTGCGTCCATTCCACAAGCGCCCCGCGCTGCGCCCGACCACCGCAGCGCGGGGATATTATATGCCGCTATAGCTCAATTGGCAGAGCCGCCGTTTTGTAATCGGAAGGTTGTAGGTTCAAATCCTACTGGCGGCATATTCGATATTTTGACCGTTCGGATTTCCGGGCGGTTTTTATTTTGTATGAGTTTAGAGAGGTGGTGGCTGTGGGCGCACGGCGGCTGACGGATAAGCAAAAAAAGAAAATCGTTGCGGACTATGTGCAGCTCCAAAGCTACCGCGCAGCCGCAAGGCTGAATGATGTTTCGGACGCGACCGTTAAGAAAGTCGTAAAGGAAGACCCGGAGAGTGCGCGCTTGTGCGCACAAAAAAAGCAGGAAAACTCGAAGGACATGCTTTCTTACATGGAAAGCAAGCAAGGGGAAGCACAAGAGCTCCTCGGGCTGTATCTGAAAGCGATGGCGGACCCGGACAAGATCGCGGAAGCGACACTGCCGCAGCTGTCAACGGCGTTCGGCACCATCGTGGACAAGTTTGCCATGCTGGGAGACCAGAATAGCATAGAAGTCCCGGACGATGGTCTTGTGGAGGCACTGAGCGCCGCCGCAGACCTCAGCCCGCCGGATGACGTGGAGATGCTGCCAAAGGAAGAGGACGACAATGCGGAAAAGTAACGGCTTTCGCTGGAAAGTCCTCAGCCAGAGGCAAAAGCAGGTCCTAAGCTGGTGGACACCGCAGAGCGCATACAGCGGATACAACGGCATCATTGCCGATGGCGCCATCCGTTCGGGCAAGACCTTTACCATGAGCTTTTCGTTCGTTCAGTGGGCCATGACCTGCTACAGCGGGCAGCAGTTTGCCATGTGCGGCAAGACCATTGCCAGCTTCCGGCGAAACGTGCTGGGCACGCTCAAGCAGCAGCTTGCAGCCCGTGGCTACAACGTCAAGGAGCGCCGGGCAGAAAACTGCATGACCGTCAGCAAGGGCGGCAAAGTCAACGAATTTTATTTTTTCGGCGGAAAGGACGAGAGCAGCCAAGATCTGATCCAGGGCATCACCCTTGCCGGGGCATTCTTTGACGAGGTGGCCCTGATGCCGCAGAGCTTTGTCAATCAGGCCACAGCCCGTTGTTCTGTCACCGGGTCGAAGTTCTGGTTCAACTGCAACCCGGGCAGCCCGCAGCACTGGTTTTATCTCGAGTGGGTGCGTAAGTGCCGTTCCCGCAAGATGATGTATCTCCATTTCACGATGGACGATAACCTGTCACTTGCCGAAGACATCAAGGCCAGATACCGCAGCCAGTACAGCGGCGTTTTCTACCAGCGCTACATTCTGGGCCTGTGGACGGTGGCAGAGGGCCTTGTATATGACATGTTCGACCCGAAAAAACACGTCATTGATGTGCTGCCGGAGCTGTCTCCGAAAAGCGCCTATGTGGCGTGTGACTTTGGCACCCAGAACGCAACGGTTTTTTTACTGTTCCAGAAACAGGCAGATGCAGACTGCTGGATCGTCACCCGGGAATACTACTACAGCGGCCGGGAACAGAAGCGGCAAAAGACCGTGGGCGAGTATGTTGCAGACCTCAAGGCGTGGCTGGATGGTCTCAAGCCGGAGAGGATCATCGTTGACCCCTCTGCCCTGCCCCTGATTACGGAACTGCGCAAGAATGGCTTTACTCAGACCCCCGCAAACAACGACGTTCTGAGCGGCATTCTGGACGTGCAGACCATGCTGCAGACCGGGCGGCTGAAGATCTACAAAGACTGCAAGCACACGCTGGAAGAGTTCGGCGTGTACGCTTGGGATCCGGATAAAGACGACACCGTGCTAAAGGTCAACGACCACTGCATGGACGCTATCCGCTATTTCGTGCGCACAAAGCGCCTTGTGAAACTGAGGGATTGATTTTGAGCACTGTATACACATTCCAGACTTTCCAGCAAGCGCAAGCCGCCGGGGAGCAGCCTGATTTCATCCGGCGCTTCGTGCAGCAGCACTGCGCTTCCAAGCCCTACAAGATGGCTCTGGACGCCGACCTGTACGATGCCCAGAAAAACCCGGGGGCTGAACGCTTCGCGCAGGCTTACGCTTTGATGCTGAAGCGCCTATCCAAAAACACCAAGCAAGACATCCTACACCCTGATATGGTCAAGAGCAATCTTTTCCGGCGGCTCAACAAGCAGCGGGCGACCTACTCCCTCGGCAACGGCGTGGTCTTTGCGGACGATGGCGTGGACAAGGGAAAGCTTGGGCAAAACTTTGATGAGCAGATCCAGAAGGCCGGATATTTCGCCCTGATCCACGGCGAGAGCTTTGGCTTCTGGAACAACGACCATCTGGTGGTTTTCAAGCTGACCGAGTTTGCGCCCCTGTACGATGAAAAGACAGGCCTTTTGCAGGCAGGCGTGCGCTTCTGGCGGCTGAACCCTGACACGGATATGCACTATATCCTGTACGAGCTGGACGGCTTCACTGAGTACACGGAAAGCAAAATCGGCAGCACGATGCAGGAGACCGTGCCGAAGCAGGCATACAAGAGCGTGACCGTCACCACACCCGGCGGCGGGCTGGAAAGCGTGGAGGGCGAAAACTACAGCGCTCTTCCCATTGTGCCGCTGTGGGGCTCCGACCTGCACCAGAGCACCCTTGTGGGGCTGAAAGCTTACATTGACAACACCGATCTGGTAATGTCCGGCTTCTGCAATGACTTGCAGGACTTTTCGCAGATCTACTGGCTGTGTGAGAACTTCAACGGCATGACCGATGGCGAGCTGCAGGAGTTCCTCGTCAAGCTGAATCTGTACCACATTGCAGGCGCAGACACCAGCGAGGGCGGAAAGATCACCCCCTACACCACCGAGATCCCCGTGACGGCCCGGCAGGCTCTGTTGGAGCTGCTCCACACCCGGGTGTATGAGGACTTCGGCGGTCTGGATGTGCATTGTGTCAGCGCGGACAGCACCAACGACCATCTGGATGCGGCCTATGAGCCTCTGAACCAGAACGCGGACGACTTCGAGGCGCAAGTCAAGCCTTTCATCCGGCAGATCTGCGCACTGGCTGGCTTTGACAACACTATTCCGACATTCAACCGCAGCAAGATTACCAACACGGCCGAGCAGGTCAGCATGGTGATTTCCGAGGCCGCCATCATCGGGCAGGACATGGCCATTGACCTGCTGCCAAACCTGACCCCGGAACAAAAGGAGCAGGCCAAGGCCGCGCTGATGGCCGAGAGCGCAGCACGGGAGACCGTGGACGAGGAGGAGGAAAACAATGACGGATAATCTCATTGGAAAATTCATTGAGCTGAAAGAAAGCGATCGCATGCTTTTGGAGCGCCTTGCAAGCGCAGTTGAGATGGAACGAGGCACAACCTTCAAATACACAGTGCCGGACGTTCGACTGGTTGGGTTTGACAGGTTTGGACGACCGCAGTTTGAAAAAGGCGAAGCGAGAAAATGACCGACCGCGACCGCATTTCCGCCCGGCAGCTGAACCGCCTGCGCCGACGCATCCTCCGGGTGTACGGCACTGCACGCCGGGAGATGACCGAGCAGCTCACCGAGTTTCTGGGGAAGTATCGAGCTTTGGACGAGCGCAAGCGGGCGCAGCTGGATGCAGGCGAGATCACCGAAGAGGATTACCGCATCTGGCTGCAAAATCAGGTTTTTCAATCTGATTTGATGCGGGCCAAGCTGGACGGCATCACCCAGACCTGCACCACAGCCCAAGAGACGGCCTACAAGCTGGCCCGGGACGAGCAATACAACATCTTTTCCTTTGGCGCAAACTGGGCGTTCTACGAGCTGGAACAGGCTGCAGGCGTGACGTTCGGGCTGACCCTGTACAACACCGAGGCAGTCAAGCTGCTGCTGAAGGAAAACCCCAAGCTGGTGCCCAACAAGCGCATCAAGAGCGAGAGCAACCGCACCTATGACGCCCGGGTGTTCAACCGATACGTCATGCAGGGCATCGTGCAGGGCAAGAGCGTCCACGACATCGCCGTGCAGGCCGTAAACGGCATGGCAGACACAGAGATACACTGGGCCATGAATAACGCCATCACGGCGCTCACAGGGGCCCAGAACGCCGGGGCATTGCAGCAGATGAGAAACGCTCAGGCTTTGGGCATCGAGGTCAAAAAGCGCTGGAACTCCACCCACGACTACCGCACCCGTGAAATGCACCGCCTGCTTGACCAGCAGACGGCAGAGCTTGACGAGCCGTTCAAGGTCATGGGTTACGAGATACAGCACCCCGGTGACCCAAACGCGGCCCCTGAGATGGTCTACCACTGCCGCTGTGTGCTGTCCTCTGCGCTGGGCAGGTACCCTCGGCAGAACGCTATGCAGCGGGACAACGTGACAAAAGAGGTCGCGCCAGTCATGGATTACACCGAGTGGTATAAATCCAAGGGCGGCAAGGAAGCCGAGCAAATGTGGTGGGCGGAAGAGCGCAAGCGCAGAAAGGAGAGTTCCAAAAATGAGTAAACGAGGCTCTGGTAGTTCTACAAGGGCGAGCAGCGAGAAGACTACGCTTGATGAATTTCTCGCAAAACGTGGCTTAAGTTCGCCCATCAGCGATTACATGGACGATAAGATGCGCATTCCTCACGGCCTGACACGCCGCCAAACGGAAAAAATGCAAAGGGAAGCCCACGAGGCCGCTGCACAGTATTCCGCAAGGCGAGAGTCTGCTATTGCAGAATACAAAGCGGGCGTTGCGTCTGGCACAATCAGAGAAAAGAGCCGTGTTGAAGTTTTGATGGGCAAAGCGAAAGGGCATCCTGACAATCCTTCCACACAGGCAGCACGCCGTGCGCTGGAAAAACGTGGTTACAACTGGAAAACAGGAAAAAAGCTCAAGAAAAAGTAAGGTTTGGAGGGATGAGCCGTGATTCTGCCGATGGAAAACACCGAGAGAATGATATTTCCCGGTGTGGGTAAGTACGGCATCCCTGAAATCAAGCCGGAAACGGACATCCGCATTGACAAGCTGGAATGGATCCCGGTCAATTATGCACTGACAGCCAAAGACAAGGCTACAAAAGGCGTGCATTTTTACAAGGACGATTACCAGTTTGAACGGTTTTGGAACAACCCAGACAAATACATTCCCCTTTTGCAGGAGTTCGGCGCGGTATGTTCCCCGGACTTTTCTCTTTACAGCGATATGCCGCTTGCAGTGCAACTTTTCATGCACTACAAAAAGCACTGGTTGGCTGCTTACTGGCAAATGCACGGGATCCATGTGATTCCTACGCTGTGTTGGTGCGGCGAGCAAAGTTATGACTGGTGTTTTGACGGTGAGCCTAGAAACGCCATCGTGAGCATTTCGAGCCACGGCACACAGTCTGACCCATACGAAGCGGAATGCTTCGCAAAACACTGCCGTGTGGCGCTGGACAGGCTCAAACTGACAAGTGTTTTGTGGTACGGAAAATGCCCGGCAGAATTTGACTGGAACGTGACCAAAATCAAGCCATTTCAATACGAAAGGAGGCACTACCGTGAGTA